TTTTGTGAACAATAATTGCTTGTCCATTTTTCCATAAATAAACTACTTTCATTTCATCACTCCGTCCATTCATATTGACCGTAAATATAATCTGTATCAGTCCACGCTGATGGATCTACAGTAGCGTCAAAATTCACTGTTCCTGATGTGTTCAACGAAATACGTCCGCTGTTTTTGTTTCTAGGAGCACTTATTGAGAAAAACATTAGGTTTTTGACAAATTCTTTAGGTAAAAGTGCAATAGTCTGTCCATGTTTGATAGTTGTAGCATTAATGCGTAACATTTTCTTAGTAATTCCATTTTGTGTGATTGTTCTGTACGCACTAGTAAAACCACCTTTGGAAACTAAGTCGTTATGAGGCGACGCACTGTTCACTAGTTGTAAATCAATCCAACCAGTATCTACAACATCTGAACCAACACGTTCCCATTTGCTCCAACTCTTATAAAATCTTTTTTGGTAGATTACAGTTGAATTGTAAGGTTGGTATTGTATTAGAACAGCATCTCCATTTCTTTTGTACTTTGTTAACCACCCATTATTATTTGTTCCAGCTGGATTGTTCAAAGTAAGAACAACATATCTAGTTCCTATCGGTAAAGACATTAATTGTTCGTTATTGTCGAAATCTATTTGTAGGTTGGCATCATAAAAATTAGTACCATCATCATTTGTTAATTTAAATTTTTGCCAATCCTTTTCTGCAAACTTACTTTCTACATATTCAGGGGTAGTAAAGCCGTCTCTTTCAAGAGTTTCATTAAATGTTTGTAGTTTTTCGTCAATTGTTGTGTTAGCTTGATTAACATTTGAATTAAAAGCATCTACATTGCTATCATAAGTTTTTCGGAATGTATCTGAAGCTAAATCATAATCTGTTTTGATAGCGTCACGTTTAGCGTCTATTTGTCTTAAAGCTTCTTCTCTCTCTAAGTCAATACTTTCATTAGATGACATTAATGCGTCTGTAATCGAAACAATAGCGTCTGCTTGAGCCTTGTTTATTTTAATGAGGTATTCTTCAGCTGTTTGCTTAATAGATTCAATAAGCGTTTGTGTATCGCTTATATCTTGTTTGAGTTGTTGCACTTTCTTTTCTAATTCTGCGCGCAAGTCGTCAAACATACGAATGTAAGATACTTTGATATCACTTTCGATTTGATTGATAAGACTGTCACGTACCGTGAATTTAAAAGTACCTAATACAACAGTGTCGTCTTTTCCTACGTTATTCACATCATTGAGTGATAAATAAATTTCGCCCAATACTTCAGAATCGACAACGTTTTTCAGAAACCATTGAGGCACCGTAACACCTATTAATCCTTTCATTGGATCAATGAATTCTACGTCTAATACGCCTGATGTACTAGGTCGTTTTTCTTCTGTTCCATTCGTGGCTTTAAAGAAAGCATAACCTTTAACGTTCTTATCGCTGATTAACAAAGGTTTGTTGTCTTTTTGTACTACAAATTGAAATTTAGCAGTGTTTTTATCGAGATTATAAAAACCGATACCTCTATTAGATATCGGTTGTAAATATGGTTCTTCGTTTAAATCAAGTTTACCTACTTTTTCTAATTCCATTATTTAACACCCCACAATACTAAAGCTATTGCACAACCACGTTCTTCACTGTATTCTGATGTAATCTTCATTACTCGTCCTTTACCATTTAAGTTATCTTTAAAACCGATACCAGCACGCCCATTGATGTAATCGCCTGCTACAACATCTTTTTCAACATTAGTATAGATTTGACCGAGTAACCCAACAGTATTCCATTCAGGACGATCCGAACGAGATACATAATCTATTTCAGAGTCATACTCTGGATTCTCTACAGGTATGTCTCGCCATTCAAAATAACTCTCCCCGTTATCATCTATATTTTCGATTTGTTTACGTTCAGTAATAGTCACTCCATACTCATTCTTCAAAAATTTATCTTTGTGATGGTACGTTTTTTCATTAGCAACTAATGCTGCAGTTCCAGAGATCACACCTATCGGCACATCGCTAGGTTGAGCTTTTCTAATCTTATCGTCATCCAGTGTAACGATTGTCCCTAAATCAATAGCAAGGCCACTTTGAGACTCGAATAATTCTGCGATGTCGGCATTGTTTTGAGTAATTTTCCCTGCAAAAGTTGCGTTACCATTAAAAGAATTGAGTTCAAATTTAACATTAGAATGACTCGGATTCCCTTTTTCAGCATATCCGCCCAGAACCGTAAAACTATCTTTACTTTTAACTTTTTTACTAGCTAAAATTAATTGAGAATGTTTACCCGGAATAGTTTCAGAATTACTAGAACCAATAGCACCTGAACGCGAACCTCTTGCCTTTGATTTTACAGAACTCCCTATAAGAAAAGTCCTGTCATCATAAGCAGTTGAACCACCTGTACTTGCTATTACTGCCGATTTCCTAGCTAGGGAATTCCCACTTCCTGACGCTAATATTGCACCACCAGTAAATCTAGTAGGTGTATTGTTATAAGTCGTTTTATTAACAATAGTGTTATTTGAATAATTACTAACGCTATTACCATACATTTGCGCTTTAGTATTAACTGTCTTGATACCTATTCCTGTACCGTTGCCTTTAATATTACAATTAGTAATTTTAGTTGTATAAACTCTACCACCATCTTGTATTCCAGCAGTATTAGATGATTGGAAGATATTAGCGTTATTAATGCTATAATTTTGACCTCTATTATCTGAACCTAAAACTCTTATATCTGCTGAACTATTATTGAAACCAGTTATATTTATGCCGTTTAAAGAAATATTTTCTGATTTGAATTGAGCAACTACAACAGGATTACCTTTGCTATAACGTCCATCTCCTTGCGCGACAAAGTTTGTTACGGATACATTTTTATATGCCGATATAGATAGGGCTCTTGAAGTCCAGCCTTTATAAGTTTCGTTAGGGAACGGAGTGATTGCCATACAATTATTTAAAGTTACGTTGTAAGCTGTAAGACTTATTGGATCATTTAAACGATGATGTCCGATGTGTCGTAATACATATGCTCGTGTATCCTCTTTTGAAATATGACCGTCAACCATTACGTTAGATGGTGCGCAAGTATTCGCATGCGCTTTGATTTCTATACCGCAATGGTTATGATAAGTTGTATTACCGTTGAGGTATACATATCTTGAACCGTCATCGACTTCAATGCCGTTGGAGTTACCATGATAAGCTTTAGGTTCATGACTGTAACAGTTTGTGATAAATACATATTTACACCAATGTGTCGTAATACCGTCATCTCCATGACCATAACTTTCGCAATTATCTATCCAAATATACTCACTTTCTAACGAGCTTGGTGGTCTGTTTCCATCGCCTTCGTCATAGTATCTATCACTCGCCATCGTAATATCTATTCCGTGTAACAAAGCGTCATACGTTGCTACATTTTTTATGAAACCACGTTTTACACCAGCAAATCTAATGTTACTTGATAAAGAACCTCCACTAGGTGTAGCGTAGTCATAATTAGCACCTCTATAATCGTGAATTTCATTAGGAAATCTCACTTCTTTATTTCCATCAAACGAAAAATCTTCTAATGAAATGTTATTAGCAGTACCACTCATTCTTAAATTAGTAATACCTATCGCCTCTCTAGGTGCATCATCAGTAAATTTAATAGTAGTGATACCTTTACCTTGTCCTACTAAACGTGAGTTATCAGGCATTTTAATACCTGTAGTCAGGTATATTCCTGCACTCATTGTAACCATTACATTCCCGTTACCAAATGCATCTTGAAATGCCTTTGTACTATCTTTTTTTCCTGTAGGATCTCCGCCGAAATCATCAACGTTAACAATACGTTGTATTTTCTTAGTTAAGTCGGCTCTTAGTTCTTCTCTAGCGTTACTTTCTCTTAAAAAGTCGTGATATAGACGTTGGTGTAATGAATCGAAACTTTGAGCATCCATCGATGTGTGACTAGCTTTTAATTCGTTATTGCCATCACCATTATGACCTAACACAAGGTGTTCAATAAGTTCATCTTGAAAATTTTCGTGATTGGATAAATCAACATCTTGTCCTTTTTTAGTTGTGTGTTTTATTTGTTTAGTGGTATGAGCATCTTTTTGTGTAGTTAAGTGTTTGTTGAAAACTATATTGCTATTATTAGCCCATGCTTTTATATCCTCGAAATTATTTTGGAGTTGCGATATAAATTTGTAACTAAAAATAGAATGAAGTTTTGTAATTAAATTGTCTAATTTCAAATTTGTTGACCTCCTTAGCCGTAAAAACCATAAAAGTTTTTAATCAATTCATACATAATAACCTCGTGTCCTTTTTCATTAGGGTGTACCCCGTCAGGCATACTCGATTTTCTGTACGAAGGTATATTGGGTTTGAATTGCGTTGAATGATAAGCGTCATACACAGGTATATCCAGTTCGTTACAAGCGTCTATTTGAACATCTACATAATCAGCTAAAGTGTGACCTAAATCGTTCTTAGTAGTGTCTTTTCTTACGGTTTTGCCGTCTTTTATATAACATTGTTTAGTAGGTGTCATAACAATTATTTTAGAGTTAGGGTTATTACTCTTGATTTTAGTGATAGCACTATAAAAGGCACCGTAAAACGTTTTAGTATCCGTTTTATCAGTGCCTATATTAATATCATTAATCCAATCATCATCTGTACCTTGCACAATGATTAAATCAGCTTTAATTTTGGTTGCTTGTTCATAAATGCTATTATCTTTGTTTGTGCTCATTGTCGCACCACTAACGGCTAAGTTTGTCGATTTAGCCTTTATCTTCTTAGCTAACATTTGCGTAAAGTTAGTTTTAGCACCAGTACCTTTAGCGACAGAATCACCAATTGTACCTATTGTTTTAACTTTCCTAATCTTAGACTTAGGTGTAAAGTCGTGAACAATAGTACCGTTTGCAGTTGTAACACTCTTAGCATGTGCGCTTTCTAATCTTCTTTTTATTTCATCGGTTTTTTTCTGTAAATCTTGTGCAGTCTTAGTATTTGCATTGTTTTGCGCTTGAATCATCCTTAAATCTTTAGCTGGATCAGATTTGTTAGACTTAATAGCTTTAACATAATTTGCAGCAGTGTTTACTGCTTTCATGTATCTATCTTGTAATCTAAATTCCCCAAGTACTACGTCTTGCTTTATAATCTTGTTGTTAATATCTCGTTGTGTAGTGATTTCGATAATTCTAACAAACTCATTTAAACCTATTAAATCATCAATTACATTCACAATATCCCCAACTCTAGGTACTGCTTCTTTAAAATGTTTTTGCAAAGAAATGAAATCTAGTGTTACAGATGTTTTTAAACTTTCTTGTATAACTAACTCCATAGCTTTTTTCAGTGTATCCCCTTTAGTTATGCGTCCATCTACAACAGGTGGTGCATGGCGTTTGCCTATTAAGTCAGCTAAGGGGTGTGTATACTCATATTGCAAGCTAGCTTCGTTGAAAGTTTGTTGCTCATCAAAGCCACCATAACCTCTGATGTATGTGTAACACTTAGAAGCATCTTCTTGGACTTTTACATTATTAGCATTGACACCTGCTTTAATGTAATAGTTAGCTTTTCTTTGAACAATATCATATAAATGAAACGTCTTTGTTTTGGCGTTATATTCATATTCTAAGTTATATCTTTCCAAACCTTTTTTGAATAATTCTAAATTAGTGTCGTGATTACCTAGATTTTCAAACTTGGAAGATGAAACCTTAGCGTGTAATTCATACTTATAACCGGTATCTTTAAAAACTAAATCAAAGTAGCTTTTTCCTGTAAAACTACCGTTATATACTTCGTACACTCTTAAATTGTTTAGATCATCTAATTCGACAGGACGCGCTTTGATTGTTAACTTTTCTTTTTGACCTACAGTTGCTTTGTCTAACATAACGATACGGTATTCGTTTAGATCATCAGCACCTCCAACACCTGTAATAGTCCACATTTTAGTAATAGCCCCTATAGCGTCAAATGTAGCTTTGTTTTCTACCATTTCTATTTCTAAGGAGCCATCTTCATTTAATTTCTCGTTTAATTTTGTTTCTACAGGTAGGGATTGCCCAATGCCCTGTAATGTTTTTAATAATATTGGCAATGAAGCAACCTCCTTACAAGTAATATCTTTTGTGTTTAAACGTGATTTTTTGAAGTTTCTTAGTAGTATGGAAAGTGTTCCAACCAGGCATTAATACAGGTTGTTGTTTTGTCTTGTTGTAATCATCAATACGTAAGTTATTACGATATACATGGATACCGTCAAATTTTATAACATCTCCTGCTTTCAACTCTAAACCACTTATTTTCATAATGTCGCTATGTGTCATGTAGAAGTTGAAACCGTCACTATCTTTTTTGCTAACGTTTTCTCCTAGAACCATTTCTACAACACTATCTTGGTTAAATTGATTTATTTCAGCTGTACCACCGTAATATACATCGCCCACTTTAGTATCATAGAATGTGTATCTACGTTCTTTATGAGATGTGTTGAACGGGTTTTTGTCTGGAATACCCCATTTATTCAAATTACCACTCTCTTTTTCTAAATCTGTACTATACCCAATACTCTCAAAGTATGGTAATTCAATCGTTTCGAAATCTAGTGTGAATTCACCTGACGTTTTAGTAGTATCGAATGACATTTCATTAACTAAGCCAACAAGTATCTGCCTACCGTCAACATATTCTAGTTCAAAAGATTGTTCCTTAGGTTCGAATATATTCTCGAATTTAATTTCACATTCAGACGCTGCTAATTCTCTAAGATAAAAATGACCTCTTAGCATGGCTTGTATGTTCGCTTTTAAATGAGAAGCATAAGCTATCTTTTCTACATCGTACCTAACCGTCATAGATATACTTTTCTTTTCTTCTTTAGTAGCATTATGAAATCTACCGTTAACACGATCGATTTCATCAAACTTTCGGTCATAGCCTGCACCTTTAACATCGTAAGAAACAACTCTCAACGCAGTACCAGTAAAGCGATTGTTACTAATACGCAAACGTTCTTTATTTTTGTATACCTCAACATCATGTAATATCAATTAACAATCACTCCTTTAAAATAATCCGAAACTTGCGTCTTTTGAGTTGGAATCTTCAATGTAAGATTTAATGGCCGGTATATCTGACTCATTACGAACAGTCACGTTAACGATAGGTTTATTGTTCTCTTGCATGCTATGACGTACGTCTTTACTCATATGTGCGTTCACATCGCTATTTAATCCACCTGTTAAGTCTGATGTTAAATCAGTGTTTAAATCAGGACTAAATGCGTTAGTTACATCTTTCGCTAAACGACGACTGGCATTAATAGCACTATTGCTTTGTTCCATAATACCAATACCTAAACCTTGAGAAATATATCCACCTATGCCTCTGAATACACGTGAAGGTGAGTGAATACCTAGTACGTTTTTAGCTGCACTAACTGCTTTTTTAGCAATGTTTGCGGCAGCATTTATAACTCTACTTGCGCCATTCGCAATACCTCGTGCAATACCTGAAGCAATATGCAATCCTGCAGATACCATTTTTCCGAAGAAACTTCTGACTTTGGAAACAGCTCTACCCATACCAGAAGCCACTTGTGATACAACTCTAACAAAACCACTAACCACGCCTTGAACAAATCTACTCATCGCAGAAATGATACTTGAAACCCAACGAGCACCACCAGAAATGATGCGACTTAATGCTTGCATCATTTTTTGAGCAACAGTTGAAACTACACGTGAAAACCAACTTGATACTGTATTCCATATTCTAGTAACTGCACCTGAAATCGCAGACCAAATTTGGTTCCAACTTGTAATATTAGTACCAAGTATTCTGTTCAAAACATTGAATATGAAGTTAGAAATTTGGCCCCAAATTGACAATATGGTATTCCAAATCGTAGTCATTACATTAGAAATCGTAGTTTGTAAAGTTTGCCAAGCGCCAGAAAAATCTCCGGTAAGGAGCTGTATTAATGCAGTAAACAAACCGAAAATCAATTGCGTAGCAGCTTGTAGTATTCCACCTATCGCAGTGAATACTACTGAAATCACAGTCCAAAGAGATTGGAAAGCAGTTACTAAACCATTGATGAGGCTGATGAATAAGAAGCCGAGAACTTGGTTTGCAACTTGTCCTAACATTTGTAAGATAGGCATAATTGGTTGGAGCGTTTGTTCGATAGACGCTCTGAACTGATTAAACCAGTTAATCACTGTTTTTACAGCGTTCATTATCGTATCTTTAATTGTGTTCCAAGCTTCAACACAAGTTTTTCTGAAATTCTCGTTCGTTTTCCATAACCAAACAATAATACCTATTAAAGCAACGATAACGCCTATGATAGCCAATACAGGCCATGAAATCGCGCCTATAGCTACACCCAATGCTTGGAAAGCACCACTTAACATAGGTAAGATACGCATAATTGTACTAATAGGGCTCATAAGGAGCCTGAAAGCTATTTTTACTAAGTTTAATGCACTTCTAAGTATTTGAGTGTTTCTAGCAAAAGCTAACATTTTACCGATAGCTTGGATTAAACCTACACCGAACACATTAGATAGCATTGTACTTACTGCGATGATTGGTGCTAGTAAAGCCCACAACATACCACCGAGTATCATGGCTATTCCGACCATACGTGCTATAGCAGGGTGTGTTTCGAACAACTTAGCGATGAAACCAGCTAACGCCGTTACTACTTTTAATATCACACTTGCTATTGGTGCCATAGCAGTACCAAATGCAACCAACACTCTTACGATATTACCAATTAGATCCATAATAACCGGTCCATTTTCTTGTACATACTGAACAAACTTTTTGAAGCCCTCTGACTTACCAACTTGTTCAGACCATTCTCTAAACTTAGCAGTCATTTTAACTAACCAATCAAAGATATTAGAACTGTTTTGAGCAAATGCTTTCATCAAGTTGCCAATACCCATGAATACATTGCCGAATATTTGGCCTATTTTAGGTAAATTAGTCTGTGTGTATTCAATAAATGATTTAATAGCGTTTTGACCTGCTACACTATTCGCCCAGTTTTGGAACTTCTTACCTAAATTATCTAAACCTTTAGCAGTCCATAAGAATAACGGACCTAACTGTGTAAACACATTTATAAGTCCATCACCAAAACGTCCTGCAGCACTTAATAATGTGTTAAACGTCTTAACACCTGTTGTATTCATCATGTTAAAGAACTTACTGGCAGTTTGACTGTTTTGAGCCCATTTTAAGACACTCTGTGACGCTTGTTCCATTCCTTTAGAGATACCTGCTAAGAATGGTTTCATACGTCCTAAAGCTACGTTAACAGTGTCTAAAGCGTTAGATAACGTATTGAAGATTTGTGCTTGGTTTTGTCTGATAATACTTCCCCATGTTGATTGAACTTCTTCTAAAGAAGCCTCATAACGTTTAGTTTGTGCTGTTGCTTCTAACGTTCCATCACTCAACATCTTAATTGCACTTACTGCCATAGCACCAAATGCAAACGCACCACCTGCAGCGATACCAAATGCACCAGCTACACCTAATGCACCACCAGCAACTACACCTAATGCGTTAGCTACTGCCATGATTGCAGGTACTAATCCAGCTATAATAGGAATAAGGCCTTGAAAACTAGCGATTAGCACACCTTTGATTTGTTGTCCAAACACAGTACCAAATGTACGAATACGAGTAGCTAATCTATCCATTTTGTCGCCGTATTCATCTAAAGACTGACTTAAAGCTCTAGTTAATACTTGAGCTCTTGTCATTCCCCTTGTATCAAAGTTAACTTTTACTGTTTTATCATGTAAGGTTGCAAGCATAGCTTTAGCACCTAATACTGAACGTTTTAAGGGGTTGTTGTTACCTTTAATATCTACTTCTTTATCTCTTAATTGTTGTAACTTTTCTCTAACTACTGCAATTGCTCGTTTGATAGGGTTGTTGTTACCGTCTATTTCAACGGTGTGTCCACGCCAACGTTGAGCCATTGCTTTTGCAGTGTTTAAGGCTCGTTTAAACTTGCTGATATTCGCATCGACTTGTGTTTCAATCTCGTCAGGTATTTCAGTTTTAGCCATACGTTGAGCTTTTCTGATATTCCGTTGGAAATCAGTAATAATCGCCGATATACGAGCCATAAAGTTTTTGTTCATGGCTAACCTCCTCTTTGACTAGTATTACGTAATGAATTCATAAAGCGTCGTGTACCTTGTTTCTGAACTGCTCTGTTTCGTTTGTTTTGTGCTAACTTACGTTCTTTCATACGTTCGTATTCTTCTGATTGTCCACGCACTTCATATCTTTCACGTTCTAACTTTTTTTGCAGTCCTTTTAACGACTTACCAGCTTGTGCAATACTATTAGCTTGAGCACCAAACAATAAATTTTCTTGTTCATCAAGTAACGCCAGTCTGCGACCTACAACCCAGTCTTTCCATTCATTAGGCGTCAAACTCATTAATTCATCATAAGGGAGATAGCCTATGTATTGACTGGTTATCTGCCGTATTTCTGAATAATCTAGTACGGTAGCTCGCCCATGATTTCTTTGTAGTTGTTCTTCATGAACTCGATACCGTTCTTCGTAGACTCTTTCTCTTCTTCTTTGACCATAGATGGTGCTGAATTCATTTGTGTCCAGAATAGACGTGATTTCTGCTTGAAAAAACCACTATGATTTAATACTTGCAATGCACCTTGTAATAATTCGATAGAGTCTTGTTTTTCTTCGATAATATCCATTAGTGTTTGTTCGATATCTTCACGTTTAGGTGCGTTCTTACCTAGATAAGCTGTTGCACATTCCCAAAAATCAGCAATTGCGATTGGATCACGTTCTAAAATGCCATTATAAATAGCATTAAAACCAGACACTTTAGTTGTTTTACCATTTTCGTCTTGCTCATCTTTAGCAAATTTCTTAGCCGCTTTATCGAATAAAAAAGTCGCTTTAGCTTCGACTTCTTCTCCGTTGATTTCTAATTCAGTAATAGGATTGAATGTATTTTCAGTCATTTTTTTAACCTCTTTCTGTTATTTTGTACAAAAAAATAGAGGGCTTAATGCCCTCGTAAAACTTATGCGCCAGCACTAGGTGTACGGTTTTCGTATGAGTCTGTATAAGCTCCCATATCTTCCCATTCAACTGTAGGAGCGGCAGCACTAGGATTGAGCCATTCTGGTGGCAATGAATCAACAGAACCGTCTGCACTGTTAAATTTAACTTTTGCAGTGATTTCGATTTTGTCATCCTCATCATCAAATGACCATTCGTGCTCTTCTACAATTACATAAGCGAAAGTACCGTGATGTTTACCATCACGTTTTTTAACTTCCCAAATCCATAAACGTAACTGTTTGAAGTTTTTAACTGACTCTTTTAAAGCTTCTTGACCTTTGTCGCCAGGAACACGGTCAACAGTTAACTTGATTTCTTCTTCTACAGAGTTACGACCATAGTCTTTTTTGCCACCTGTAATCATTTCAGCTAAATCATTACTGATTGTGTGTCCACCTTCAGCTAAACTAGCTAACAGAATAGCATCTTCTTCTTTTAGCTTGCTCGCTAAATCTTTGTCAGCGATTTGTAACGCTGCAATATATTTATTCTGCGCCATTCGTTACACTCCTTTGTAAAGTATTGTGTCTGTATTTAAAAATAAGCCGAATGATACCGTGCTTCGTGTACTGATCAATGTCAGTTATCACTTCTTGTGTATCAATTCGACTTTTTATAAATGAATAGTTATTTATTTCTATTTCAGAGTTAAGTACAAAACCTAAGTATTGGATGATTTGTGAGGCTTCATCTCTATTTCTAGCTTGGCTATAAACATGCAATGTAACGCCTACATCTTCAAACATACTTGTCGTTGTCTCTTTGTTAGTGACGTTTGTTTCACCCACAACGATATATGGGTAAACAGCGTCTTTTTGAACGCAATCAAAAACCCTACCACCAAGCTGTTTTTTGATGATAGGGTTGCTTTTTAATTTGTTATATATCTTGTTAAACAGATACCGTTCTACTGATACCCACATATCTTAACCACCTTATGAAAAATACTTGTTGAAAAACGCTCTACCTTCATCAATTGCTGGTTCCCAAAAGGGTTGTGCATGTTGCCCTTTAGTTGTGTGCCAATGTCCGTCTGCGTCTTTGTAACACCACGGGATATTCTTTGCACGACTACCACCCGGACCGACTGCGTATATCCCTGTACCGTAGTTGACGTAAACTGCGTACTCACTGCCGATATTAATAACGCCTGTTAATCCGCCCTTCTTAAAGTCCATAGAAACACTTTCTCTAAGATAACCGGTATCAACAGGCATGTTACTAACTATTGAATTGTGAATAATTGTTGTTGTCTTGGCTATACCTTTTTTAGCCCATCTAATCGTTTCTTTTTCGAAATCCTCAAGTTCCTTAACTAATTCCCAATTGCCATATTTAACCTTAGCCAATAGGACACTCTTTCAACCGAGTAAGATTGATTTCTTGTTGTCCGCCTTGGTCGACAGGTTCTCCTACTACTTCGTAAGTTTTACCGTTGTATTTGAATAAGTTTTTGTTAGTTATTGGCAGGCTGTACGGAGTATATAGGTTTCTGTCGTATGATTGGTTCATTTGATGAAACTTGAGTTGTTCAGATGAAGTGGGAGTATCCATAAATCCTTGTATTGTTTTTTCGCTCTTAAAGCGCTCTCGTTCACGTGGATACTCTCCTACAACCTCTCTTGAGCCTAATTCGATTGTATGAGGAAACTCATTTAATGGATTAAACATGATAACCAGTCCAACGTAAGCGTCTAAATGGTTTAAGGTACCCGTATGTTTCCTTAGGTAGATCAGTAACGAATGTGTAGCTCACAGTCCCCATAGTACGTGAAGAAATATTACTAGTCGTACCTTGTTTAATACAATTAGCGATGAATTTCTCTACATTACTAGGTAATGACTTCCTATTGAATGTTTGATTACAATATTCTTCAGCTACATTCAGATACTTTTCAATAAGTAATTCGATTGTTTCATCATTTGAAGTATCATCGAGTGAGAGATTGTTTAATAATTTAACGTCTTGTGCGTTCATTACTCAACACTTCCTAATGCTTCAATGAGTTCATCTTTTTTCATACTAGAAAAGCCCTCTATTTCACGTTCTTTAGCGAGTTCTCTTAATTCTGATACTTTCATACCTTTTAAGTCTTTGTCGCTCTCTACACGCTCAATAAGGGGCTTGTTTTGACGGTTCTCTTTTGTGGATAGTTCAGTTAATCGTTCATTACTTACATTTAAACCTTTACGAGGGAACGTATCTCCAACGTTATATTCGTAGTTGTTATCTTGTAAGTCTGTGAAGTATTCGATTACTTTATACATACGTCACTACCTCCTTTTATGCGCCTGAGTCTGTAGTTCCTGCGCCTTTAGTAACCTTAACTGCTTTAGATTCATCATATAAGTATGCTACATAATGTTTATCACTGTATAAAGCAGTTGTTTTAGTTGAAGGATCACGGTCAGTTTCTAAGAAGAAATCACGTTTAGTGATTAATTTAACTGCACCACGTTTAGCTAAAATAGCTTCGCCCTCATCTAATTTCTTAGAACGTACAATTACTGCACCTAAAGCTTCACCAAATGCACCTTTAACGATAATGTTATCGCCTAATTCAGTCGCACGAGTGAAGTTTGAAGAAGCACTAGAACGTAACTTGCCAGCGTCTTTAGGGTTAATGAATAATACCATTGGTTCTAAATCTTCATCGTCAAATGTATCAATAGCAGCTTCTAAGCCTGCTAATGTGCCGATGTCTGCACTTACAGTTAATTTAGTACCTCGTAAAGCTTCTAATACGTCATTATCTACTTTGTTAGCAATAGCTAAACCGTGTTGACGTACTGCTTCTCCTTGAGGGTCACCATAACCAGACAATAAAGCTTCATCAGTAATATCAGTACCTTTACCGATTTTATGAATTTTAGCTTCACGTCTGTTAGTTTCAATTTTGTCTACAGGAATTTTTTGTCCTTCAGGTACTACTGTAGCATCACCACTGTAAACAAATGCAGGGAAAGTTAAAGTGTCACCTGGTTGTCCTACTAATGTACTGTCAATGTCTGCAAATTGTGCAAATCTCAATTTCTTATCTAATTCTGCTTGCATCATAGGTTTTAATACTTCTGGAACGATTTGTGTACTTTTAGTTGTTGTTCCTTGTGCCATATGTTATTACCTCTTTTCTAATTGTTTATTAGAGTGTCGTAAGTTTTTCTATCGTTAACGAATAGATTAGTTCTCTCTGCGACACTCATATTGTTAAATTCTTCTTGTGTAATCCCACCATTTACGTTTTTACCGTCATCCGGTGTGCGTCCACTTGGTTTAGATTGTTCAAATAAATGCTCATTCTCTTTTTTAAACTCACTCATGTAATCATCTAACCCTTTAACATTTCCGTTGTCGTCTACTTCTAAATTACCTTTATCGATTAGTTTGATTACTTGTTCAGGTTTAATTGCTTTTTCTTTAGCTAAAGATACTTCGATAGCTTTATTTAACTGAACGTCTTTGAGTTTTTGATCGTAGTTGGCGTTTTGCTCTTTATATTTTTCTAACTCTTGTTTAAGTTCATCGTTATCACCAACATTATTTTTGAGTTCTTCAATTTGATTATCACGATTTCTAATTTCTTCGTTAGCAGTGTCTAATTGTTCTTTTAGTGAATCAACTTTCTCTGCCTTCTCTTTATATGATTGCAAACCTTCATGATGTTCGTCGATAATCTTTTGAATAGCATCTTCTTCGACACCTAAACCACGTAAAAATTCTCTTTTCATTATTACTACTCCTCACATTTTTTATTACGGTGGTCTTTTCCACCATGAGTTTGCACCTTTTAACGCCTTGAGCATATTTTGGGCATAAAAAATAGCCAACATTTAAGTGTTAGCTAGAATAAGTTAAAATTTGC